AGAGAAAAGCTAAACAATAGAACAACAAATCTAGATGATTTTAAAAAGCTGCTTTATACTACTAGATATCACGAATCCAAGCTTTCACTAGCTAATGCTAAACGAGAACTGGAAGAAAGTTTGGAAAGTGCTAAATACATTAAAATCTGGGAAGACCTATTATGAACTTAAAAGAACTAACACCACAAAAAACCAAGAAATTAAACCGCGTGATGGAAAGCCGTTTCGGGTTTAAAATTGACTACGATAAACTAGACTACGCCAAGGCCCAGCGTCTCAAGCTAGCCCTGGACGAGGGCCTAGACCGCATACGTCGCAGTGCTGCTATACACAGCGCCGAACGTGATCCTCAGTATATGGAAATGCTTATGGTTCGTGAAGGACTTACAGAGTGGATCAAACAACAGGATGTGCTACTAGAAGGTGAACTAGAAAGTGCAGAAGCAGTATTAGCAGCCAAGGATATGGTTGATAGTATTCAGGATATGATCACAGATGCTAGCAAGATGTTAAATGAGCAATTACCTCCCTTACTAGATACTATTAAGGATCAAATCGGTACAGCTCAGGCTGACGGCTTTAAGAACAAGGCACAGGAAGCATTAAACAATTTACTTACAGTTTTAAACTCTACAAGAGAGTCATTAGACAGTGGCGCTAGACAATTAGCTGGTGAGGAAGCTCCTATGAATGAACCACTGGGACCAAGTCCTGAGTCCAGCCCGGAGCCTGAAGTAAGTGACCTAGATCAAGAAGAAGAACCACAAGATGATTTCGCAGCCAGCGCAGCAGCAGTGGGCGGTAACGAGCCTCTAGGTCGTGAGCGTAGATAATGCGTCTTAAAGAGTTTGTCAGCGAGCAGGCGCCCTTGGCGCCTCCTGCACCCCCTCTTGATATGCAACCAATGGGTTTGGAACAGCCGGGTCAGGCCTCTCCAACGAGTCCAATGAGCAAAGCAGAACTCAAACATAAACAACTTCACAAACAAGAGCTCGCTAAAAAAGATATGCCTGCTGTGGCAGCTCTAGCACAGATTCAGCAAAGAATTATAAAAAATAAAATGGAACCCAGAATGGACATTGATGCCGTTCTGGATCAACTGGGCAATGCCCTACGCACTGATAGTTTTACTGCTGATGCGTTAAGGGATCTAAATGACAGAAATCCCGCTGTAAAAAATGTAGTCAAAAATATTGAACCAGACACGGTTACATTCAAAACCAATGATACTGACAATCTATCTAGTGCTAATATGCCAGATAATTCTCAGCAAACTGTCAGTGCAATGGCCAACAAAGCAGTAAAACGTAGACAAAAATAAAAACACTCTTTTTACTTTACAATAGGCCCAAAATAGTATAGACTAGGCCAAAGTTTCAGCGACTCATTTTTACATTAAATATAGATATAGGAGACAAGAATGGCATATTCGGATCAGGTAGTAGATCATTACGAAAATCCAAGAAATGTAGGTAAATTAGATAAAAATGACCCAGCAGTGGGAACTGGTCTAGTAGGCGCACCTGCCTGTGGAGATGTTTTACAATTGCAAATTAAGGTAGAAGATGACATTATTACAGATGCCAAATTTAAGACTTATGGTTGCGGTTCAGCGATCGCATCTTCGTCGCTTGTCACTACGTGGCTTAAAGGAAAGAGTATTAACGAGGCGGCAGCGATTAAGAATACCGATATTGCGGAAGAACTCGCGTTACCTCCAGTCAAAATCCACTGTTCCATATTGGCGGAAGATGCAATTAAAGCGGCCCTAGCAGACTATAAAAGTAAACATTTAGCAGATCAATGATAAAAGTTTTATTTTATCATAAAGTAGCAGTATTTGCAGCTTCTTTTGATTTTGATTATTTCAGAGACGGTATACAGACTGTTTATCCATCTCTAGCCAGTGTATATCTTAAAACGCACTTGGAACTTAACAATCCAGATTTAGCTAATAAGGTAGAATGGTTATTGCCTATACAGTTTGAAAAAAACAATCAAGAACTAATAGACATAATAAACAAAGAAAAACCTGATCTATTTTGCACAGGCCATTATATTTGGAATCACGATAGTATTATGGAACAATTAGAGGCTATTAAGCCTCATATTCCTTCACAAACTAAAATAGTTGTGGGGGGACCGCATATAGATGTTGCACAAAATCCAGATTTTTTTACAAAATATCCTTTTGTTGACTATGCTATCTATGCTTCCGGCGAAAATGCTTTTGCTGACTTAGTTAATAGTATTGTAAACGATAAAAAATTAATAGCATTTAATGTTTCTAATCTTGCGTGGTTTGATAAGGAAAAAAATAAACAGATAGTCGCAGAATGGAAATATGTTCCACAGAATAAAACAAGTCCCTATTTGTATAATCGAGATTATTTTTCTAGAATAATAAAAGATATTTTCCAACAGGGTTACGAAGTAAGTATGCCCTACGAACTCACACGAGGCTGCCCCTACGCTTGTACTTTTTGTGACTGGAACTCAGGGTTTACTAACAAAACTACTAGACGCAAAGGCAGCTATCAGGATGAAATAGATTTATTCCAGGAACTAGGAATCAAAAATATATTATTATCAGATGCCAACGTGGGACAATACGAGGAAGATATAGATCTAGTAAAATATATTCTTGAAAAAAATACCAAGGAAAATGCAGGTTTCAAAGTAGACGGCAATTTTGCTAAACTTAAAAAAGACAATGTGTTAAAGATGTTTCATATTATTGCTAGAATTAACACAAACAATTTTACTGAATCTACTGGACTTGGTTTTATGTTAGCAGTTCAGGATATCAATAAAGAGGTGCTTAAAAACATCGATAGACCTGATGTAGGCTGGGACGATCATTTAAAGATGGCCTACGAACTGCGAGAGTCATATCCCCAAATACAAACCAAGGTACAAGTAATTCAAGGCCTACCGGGACAAACTAAAGAAAGCTGGAGAGCTACACTTGCAGAAATAGCTAGACATAATATTGTACTTCAGCCCTTTTTACATTCTTTGTTACCTAGCAGTCCAGCCTATATGAATCCTGAATATGCTGCTAAATGGAAACCTACCTATAGCGATAGTATAAGATACAGTGCAGACCATAAGTACTTCCGTGGCACATTTATGTCCTCTTGTGTATCTTTTTCTGAATCAGATATGGTAGAAATGTCGGTTATTACACAATTTTATGTTACACTTACTACCTTCAAGTTTTTATATCAATATTTAAATTTTGATTTTGAAAAAATTGTTACAGCTTTTACTAAAACCAAATATTATCACGGGTTAAGAGAAAACCTATATACTAATTGGAAAGAAAAAGACAGTTATTACTACACTGTAGATTTAGATTTAAATAATAAAATATATTCGGCTTGTGAATATGGTTATGCTGCCAGTCACTGGGCGTTTGCAGATAGCATTACTAAACTAGTTTTGGAAAATGTTGACAAAACACAAAGAACAAACTTTTTTAAAAACGGTAGAAAAAGTAGAATTATTAAAATTCCGGAGTATGCATAATGGTTACACTTACAGATACAGCAGCAAAAAAAGTAAAACAGCAAATAGAAAAACGTGGTCGCGGTCAGGGAATTATGATTGGTGTAAGGACCACGGGCTGTTCCGGACTAGCCTATAAACTTGAATATGTTGATAATGTTCCTGATTCAAATGAATGGACAACCTACGATTCTAATGGTGTAAAAGTCTGGATTAGCGGCAAAGATTTGCCTTACATCAATGGACTTACAATGGATTACCGACGCCAAGGCCTTAATGAAGGTTTTGAGTTTGTTAATCCCAACGAACGTGATCGCTGCGGTTGCGGAGAAAGTTTCAGAGTTTAAATGATTACTCAACGATACGACTATAAAACTCTTACTAGACGATTTGAGGACGGCAAGCGACACTATTGCTTGCCTGACGGCAAGGCTGTCCCCAGTGTCACTACTATTCTCGCTGCTACTACACCAGCAGAAAAAAAGCAAGTCCTGGCTGACTGGAAAGCGCGAGTAGGTGAGAAACAAGCACAGGCTATTACCACCGAAGCAGCCAGCCGTGGCACTCGTATGCACACCTATCTAGAACGTTATATACGTGATGACGATCTCGGAGAATTACCTACTAATCCCTTTGCCCAGCCCAGCTGGTTTATGGCTGCTGAAGTAATTCTTCAAGGACTAGGTAATGTTACTGAATACTGGGGTAGCGAAGTGCCAGTGTATTACAGTGGACTCTATGCCGGCACCACAGACTGTATTGGACTGTGGAAAGGTAAGCCTGCTATTATGGACTTTAAACAAACTAATAAACCCAAGAAGCGAGAATGGATAGATGATTATTTTATTCAGCTAGTCGCCTACGCAGAGGCACACAATAATACTCACGGCACTGATATAAAGTCTGGGGTTATATTGATGTGTGCTCGCCCTGAGCAATTACCTGATGGCAGTTATGCTACTCCACAGTATCAGGAGTTTGAACTGACCCCGGCTGATTATGCTTACTGGCAAGATCAGTGGCTACGTAGAGTAGAACTTTACTACCTAACTGCCTAACTGCTAAATACGAAATAGGAGCAGGTATATGGCAATTGTACAAATTTCTCAAATAAAACATCGTAGAGGCACAGGAAGCCCACCACAACTAGCCAGTGCTGAGCTAGGTTTCAGTGTAGATACACAAAGATTATATATAGGTAATGGCACCCTTGCAGAAGGTGCTCCAGTAATTGGAGTTACAGAAATTGTCACAGAGGCAAGTTTTGCCACTTTCATTGCAGAAAGTCTTTCTGGTGTTTATGAAGTTATAAAATTAACTATTCCTCCAAATAAGTACAAAAATCTTCCTTCTAGCAACACTGATCCTGCTACTCTAGAAACTATACCTTTCGTTTTATATCCTTTGACTGAAGCTGAGCCCACTACCTACATAAGATATCAATTAAGAACAACAGGTGGTTACAGCAGGTCAGGAGTGGCTACCATAAGTTATAAAGAAAATGCTAGATCAGGTACAAATGATGCTAATCTAGATGATTATGATAGTAGTATCAATGATGACTACATTTCCAATGGTGAACCGTCTCCATCAAGTAGCCTTTTGAACTTTAATGTTGATGTTAGAACGTTTGATGATGGTATAGAATATGCTACTATTAGATTTGAAAATAGAAGCAGTGAAGATGTTGAATTGTACTATTATATGAATAGTATGTTTTACACGCCAGATAATTTACTTAAAACACCTGGTAATGAATCTGGCACAGGCTACGAAGCTCAATCTTTATAATTATTAAAAAACTCCTTACTCGATGTGGAATTTGAAGCCCGACGAGAGACTTCGCTTTTGGCAAAGTTTCAGATCTAGAATATCAAGTTTAGACAAGGAACAGGCCATCAAGGAAATCTCTCACCTTTGGAGTTATTGTCCTTTTGTTAAGTACTACCTTACCACAGATAATGTCAAAAATTGGCCTGATCCCTGGGAATTAATTTATGATAATGAGTACTGTAATCTTGCAATAGCTCTAGGAATAGTGTATACTTATTACCTAAGCGACCACGGCCAGAACAGTATGATAGATATCAGAATTTTTAAAAATAGATCTAGCGGAGAGCAATTTAACACCGTGTTCATTGATGATGGAAAATATGTGCTTAATTTAGTTCACGACACTGTAGTAAATAAAAAACACATCGAATCAGACCTACAGCTTGTCAGAACTATCGACTCTGCCGAGCTAGAGCTTAAACATATAATATAATAAAAACTGGACTCAAATTATGCAAATTCAAGTAACAAAAAGAGATGGAACTAAAGAACCCCTAATGTTAGAAAAATGGCAGACACAGATTGCCAAGGTCTGTAGTGGCACTGCTGATGTCAGCCAATCAATGATCGAAATTACAGCACAGCCTCATTTTTACGACGGCATCACTACACGTGAGATAGATGAAATTACTCTACGTGCCATAGTAAATCTTATTGATGTAGAAAATAATCCTGACCTAGGTCACGTAAACTATCAATACGTGGCGGGTAAACAGCGCCTTAGTATGTTGCGCAAGGATGTCTATGGCCAATATACTGTGCCCAGGCTATACGAAATTATAAAAAAGAATGTAGCAGTGGGACTTTATACTCCTGAACTTCTTGAGTGGTACACTGAAGAAGAATGGAACAAGATGGACGAGTTTATCGACCATAACAAAGACGAGCAATACAGTTATGCTGCCATTGAACAGCTAATAGAAAAATATCTGGTGCGTAATCGCAGCACCAAGGAAATTTACGAAACGCCACAGGTTAGATATATGGTGGCAGCCGCCACGGTCTTTCATAAAGAAGAACCGCAGACTGCTCGTATGCGTTACATTAAGGAATATTATAATGCTGCTAGTGATGGTCTTTTTACTCTTGCTACTCCTGTCCTTGCTGGTCTTGGCACTCCGACTAAACAATTTTCTAGTTGCGTTCTTATTAGGTCTGATGATGATTTGGACAGTATATTCGCTAGCGGCGAGATGATGGCCAAGTATGCCAGCAAACGTGCAGGCATCGGCTTGGAGATAGGACGTCTACGTCCACTAGGTAGTCCCATACGTGGTGGCGAAATTATGCATACAGGAATGATTCCATTCCTTAAAAAGTGGTTCGGTGATCTACGTAGTTGCTCACAGGGAGGTATTCGTAATGCTAGTGCTACTGTTTTCTATCCTATTTGGCATCATCAGTTTGATGATCTTATTGTGCTTAAAAATAATCAGGGTACAGATGAGACAAGGGTCCGTCATATGGACTATGGAGTGGTTCTCAGTGCGTTCTTCTGGCGCAGATTTAAAAACAGAGAAAACATTACCTTCTTTGACCCCAACGAAGTTCCCGATCTCTACGAAGCCTTCTACCGGAATACACCACTGTTTGAAGAACTATATGTAAAATATGAACAAAGAAAAGATCTACGTAAAAAAGTAATGAGTGCGGAGGAAGTTTTCCGTGGTGGTATTTTAAAAGAGCGCACTGACACAGGACGTATCTATCTAGTGTTCATTGACAACGTAATGAACCAAGGACCTTTTGATCCTGAATATCATACAATTTATCAGAGTAACCTTTGCTGTGAAATTCTATTGCCAACCAAACCCTTTAAACGTCTGGATGACGTAGAGGGAAGAATTGCACTTTGTACTCTTGGTAGTATTAACTGGGGAGCCTTCCGTCATCCCGAGGATATGCGTCGTGCTTGCCGTATTCTACAACGCAGCCTGTGTAATATATTAGATTACCAAGACTTTTTAAGCATACAAAGTAAACTAAGCAATGACGAAATACAACCACTGGGAATCGGGGTAACTAATCTTGGTTTTTGGCACGCCAAACGTGGACACAAGTATGGCGAGAAAGATGCTCTAGCTGAAGTCAAGAGTTGGATGGAGCATCAGGCTTACTATCTAACAGAAGCTACAGTGGAACTGGCCAAGGAACGAGGTAAGTGTCTAGACAGTGACCGCACAAGATATGGGCAAGGAAATTTTCCCTGGGAATTTCGTGCAGCTGGAGTCAACGAGTTAGCTGACTTTACGCCTGAACTAGATTGGGAACCTTTACGCGAGGAGATGAAACAGTATGGTGTACGAAATGCTACTCTTATGGCTATCGCTCCAGTTGAGTCTAGTAGTGTTGTTATTAATAGTACAAATGGCATTGAAATGCCTATGAGTTTAATCAGCACGAAAGAGTCCAAGGCAGGTAGTTTTACACAGGTTGTTCCTGATTATCATAAGTTAAAATCAAAATATCAACTTATGTGGGAACAGCAAGATTGTGTGGGTTATCTTAAAACTGCGGCAGTACTTCAGGCTTATGTGGATCAAAGTATTAGCACTAATACTTTTTATAATCCTGCAAATTACCCGGATAGAAAAGTACCTACTACGTTAATTGCAAAAAATCTAATGTTAGCACATCACTGGGGTATCAAGACTTTCTACTACAGTTTGATTAACAAACAGGGAAGCAAAGTGGAAGAAACTCCACAACCTAGTTCCTTAGAAAATGTTAATTTTGATGAACTAGAAGATTGCGAAGCCTGTAAACTTTAATATGCCAACGTCAATCGGTTTTTTTGGTGACAGTTTTTGCTATAGTCACAGTCCCAATAGTTACCTGGGTATGATAGTGGATAGGCTGGGTTTAAATCTTGTACATACAGGAAAAGCTGGATCTTCTATAGAAGATGCCATATTAATGCAGTTTAACAAATTTGCCAAGGTCAACAAGATTCCTGATATTTGCGTGTTTGTCTGGACAGACTCGCATAGACTTTATAATTACAAAGTAAGAAATCTTACATTGGGTTCACTTGATAAAAATGATGATCCTGAAATAACACAGGCAGCAAAAACATATTATAGATGTTTATTTGATGATGAAGCTCATATACTAAGACATAATGCAACAGTTTATTATTTTAATCAGGTTTTGTTAAATAGATATCCTGACAAAAAAATAATAAATCTCTGGAGTTTTGGGGAAGTAAATGAAGCAAAAGATACAGAAAAAGAAACATTTCGCATCGATAATGTTAGTTATCCCTTTAGGTTTACCCGGGGTGTTGAAATAAGACCTGCTCTAGCAACATTGTCCTTCAATGAAAGTGATGTGCCACAGGATATGAGCAAGGACTTTAGACCCAATCACCTGGGAGAACTTAAAACAAATATTATAATCGCAAACGCACTATATGACGCTATAACAGAATATCAAGATGGAAAACTAATAGAAATTAAGGAGCAATAGATGAGTAAACAACAATACAATTTAAAATCTAAAACAGATTACCTAACAAGAAAAATGTTTCTTGACCCCGAGGGACCAGTTACTATACAACGTTTCGAAGAAGTAAAGTATAAAAAAATAGCAGACTTTGAAACTACTGCACGTGGTTTTTTCTGGGTACCAGAGGAAATAAGTTTAACCAAGGATGCGAATGATTTTAAGGAAGCTTCTGATGCAGTTAAACATATCTTTACCAGCAACCTGTTGCGACAAACAGCACTGGACAGTCTGCAAGGTCGTGGCCCCAGCCAAATCTTTACTCCGGTCGTAAGCCTGCCAGAACTAGAAGCACTGGTCTACAACTGGACGTTCTTTGAGACTAACATCCACAGTCGCAGCTACAGTCATATTATTCGCAACATCTACAATGTGCCAAAAGAAGTGTTTAACACTATTCACGACACTGCAGAAATAGTTGATATGGCCAGCAGCATAGGAAAATATTATGACAAGCTACATCAAATGAACTGTGCTAAAGAAGCAGGCTTTGCTGTAGACGAATTTGATCATATACGTGCAATTTGGCTAGCCCTAAATGCTAGTTATGGCCTAGAAGCTTTTCGCTTTATGGTGTCATTTGCTACAAGTCTTGCAATGGTAGAGAACAAGATTTTTATTGGCAACGGTAACATTATCAGTTTAATCCTACAGGACGAACTACTACACAAAGGTTGGACGGCTTGGTTAATCAACCAAGTAGTCAAAGAAGATCCACGTTTTGCAAGAGCCAAGGCAGAGTGCGAAGCAGAAGTCTATCAAATGTATCTGGAAGTAATACAGGAAGAAAAGGCCTGGGCCGACTACTTATTCAAGAAAGGTCCAGTAATTGGTTTGAACGCCAATATTCTCAAAGACTTTGTAGATTATACAGCTTTAATTTCTCTCAAGGAGATAGGCATTAAATATACTGAGTCCGCTCCTAAAAACACACCTATACCCTGGTTTAACAAGCACGTGAGCACTGATAAAAAACAAACTGCACTGCAAGAATCAGAATCAACAAACTATGTTATTGGTGTTATGAGTGACAAATTAGAATACGAAGAACTACCAGATATTTAAAAGGAAAGATATGTTAACAGTATACAGCAAGGCAGCCTGCCCTTTTTGCGATCAGGCTAAACATCTACTTAAAAAATACGGAATAGCTTTTGAAGAAGTGCGTGTGGATCTAGATCCCGCTGCTAGGCAATTTATTATGGAGGCTGGGCATAGAACTGTGCCACAAATCTATAAAGATGGCAAGTTATTTGTGGAAGGTGGCTATCAGGGCCTATCGAAATTAAATGAAGATCAAATCTGGGAGCGAGTAAATGCTGTTATCTAAAGGGTATAGTGCTGGAGATATTGTAAGTTTTAAGTTAGTTAATGGTGACGAAATAGTAGCCAAGATTACAGAAGTAACTGGCGCTGGCTGGAAAATTAGTCGTCCCTGTACTGTAATTCCCAGCGCACAGGGTATGGCTCTGATGCAAAGCCTGTTTTCTACAGAACTAAATACTGACATAGAACTACGAGCAGATCACGTAATGATGCACTCGGAATCAGCAAAACAAGTTCAAGATTATTATTTAACTACCACTACTGGTATACAGACTGTGAGCAAGGGTAGTATAGTAGCCTAGGAAACTCAATGCCAGGAATAGCAAGACAAGGTGATATTGTGGGACCTGGGGGCATTTTAACTGCCCCCCTTAGCCCTGATACAAATATAAATGGTAGGCCTGCGGTACTGCATCGTGTGGTCTATAGCCCACACGCCTGTTGTGGTAATCCTGGTTGTGGTATACATTGCAATGGCACGGTGCCAGGTGCAAAAAGTGATGCGGCTAGGGTATACGTAAACGGAGTACCTTTTGTTTTATTAACAGATGTTGCAGATTGTGGTCACACTGTGGTTACAGCTAGCGATAATGTTATAATAGGTTAATTATGGCGCTAGATATTAAACCCAATATTGAGACTGGCGGCCTAGACCCAATGACACTGAGTGTGTCCACAGAACTTTTAAAAAATGATCCTGCGCCTTTTGGCGTCAATCCGGATTTTTTAAAATCTCTTCAAACTTACATAGATAGCAAAAAACTAAGTCCCTTGTTGGTCTATAATATAACAGGGGAAGCTAAATTACCAGATTTAAACACAGAAATATCCGGTTACGAATATACTGTAAAAGACGAAACAGTTTATGTTATACGCCGAGCAGCAGATTGTGGAGATGATGAATTTAGAAATGAAGAACTTGCCCTGGGTACAAGAAATGATCTCTATCCCAATAGTTTTTTATTTTACGGTAATCTTATCCCGTCAGGTACTACAGCACAGGGAGGCGGTGGTTAATGGCTTGGGAAATTGATTTTTCGCAGGGCACCTATGACAATGGTGCCTGGACCAGTGACGAGAGTGTGGAAAATGTGCCTAGAAGAATCAAAACTGATGATGGCACAGTGGCTATACTAGCCTATATAACGGAGGCCGAGTTAGACTTACTCATAGCTAATGGCACAACTGTAGAGAATTTTGGCAAACAAATTACTGAATGGGAAGTTGAGTACTACGGTCCACCGTCAGAAGTTTATCCTGACAGTGATATGGCAGTACAATACGCTCCCCTATATTTTATAACAGAACAAGATGAGCCTGTCAGTAAACTAGTCTTTATAACCTACGACCAGGTTAGAATTCTTAAAGAATCAGATCTACACGATGCAGATCTTAAAAACACGGTGCATCAGGGGATAGATCAGATACCTGCATTTCACAGATCTAGACCAAGACTTAAAGAAGCTCCAGTGCCCATCACACCAGCCTGGGTTCCTTCTGATCAATATATCAAACGCACCACTGGCACTGGCATCTATGCCGGTAGTCTAAGTGCTCTTGGTAACCTAGTGGCAATGAGTTTAAATGATTTGGCACCTATCTACAAAGTCACTGAATCTCCTATTAAAAACGAGCGTGGTAGTTATGGACTAGGTAGTTTATTTCCAACCAAGGCCCCCATCTACAAGGTAGGACAAGTATTAAGCCAGAAACAACTTGATGCTCTTCCTGCATCAATGGCACCCAAGGTTAAACAAGTCCCCTATAATACAGGATTTTTTAGAGAGTACTGGTTCAACCAGAGACAGACTACTTTTGGAAATGATAGTGCTATACCTGCGCTAACTGGTGTTATACCTCGTGGCCTTAAAGATTATAACAATGAAGTTATACTGGGATTTACAGGTAATGTGTTTTACTATATGGATCTACAGATACAAAGGTTGCTTGGTGAAGGTAAATTTAATCTTGATAGATTTATAAGTGTGTTTAGGCAGGCGCATTCCTGGGCAGAAACTAGTAACAAATATCTAGCAAGTTTAAAGAACTGTGAAAAGCCACTGAGAGATTTTAAAGCAGATACTCTAGAAGAATATTCAACACAAAAATGGAGTAAGTATAAACAAGGTAAAGCTCTAACTCAGGCATTTAGAAATCTAGGAAAACTAGGATCTTTAATTGCTGATGGCGAAATCTACAACGGTGTGTGGAAAGGTTTTGGTACAGCAGGCTGGGTAATGAAGGGCATAGTGGAAAATCAACTAGCTGATCAAAAAACAAATGACGGTGTCAGTATATCCGATAGTCTAATTGCACAGAATATAAATGCAACTAATCTATACGATACTGATAACGAACAAAAAATTAAAAACATACTTCAAAATGTTACTAATACTAGCACATTAAAATTAATTCAGGAAGTACTGGAAACCAATGTTGCTAATATGTCTAGTCTATTAGATTATACCAGTCTAGAAAAAGTAAGCGGTAAAATCAATGACAGTGAATTTAAAACACTGGAACAAGTGGGGCAGGATATTTTCGAAAATAACAATACCTTGGTAATTGAGTCAGGTCCTGCTCTAGCTGATCTTATACAGGGAATCAATTTAAGTCCTGATGCCGCCGGACTGGAAAATATACGAGGGGCCAACGGAGAGGCACTTGATCCCGATATAGCAAAACAACTTAGAAAATTCCTTCCTATGAGTCCCGATGGTGGGCCAGTTAGTATTTTGCAAATCATAGGTATGGGTTCAGGCTACCTCAAAGACACACTGGATGAAATAAACGCACTAATAGATCAATTATACAAAGGCAAGTACGGCATAAGCATAAGAGATACACTTACAGAAATTTCTAGATTAAAAGCGGAATTTCCCCTTACCGCTGCCGAGGCACAGGCAGCTAAGTCCTGGATTCCCACACCTCTTGAAACTTCTATAACGGAAGAATTTGACAGCGTGGAAGAACAAGAATTAGAACTTAACATTGCTACAGCAGGTACTGTGATAATAAATGTAGATAGTCAAAATCTTGATGTTAATCAACCTTTAAAACTTAAAAGTCAGATTAAAAAGAAAAAAACTAAAAAAATAGTAACAAGAAAAGCAGGTCCAAATTATTGGCAATCGAGGCTGAATTCCAAGATACAGGAGTATTATGATTTACTGGGAACAGCAGCCGCTGACACGGACAAAAACACTGCCGACATCGTTAAAAAACTTAACGAAAAATGGAATTATCTCTGTCAAAGTGTCTACTATGAAATAGCAAATTATCAACGAGGTAATTTCAGTACTGCCACTGAAGGAAGTAATGCAACAACCAACAGACTAAATTTTGCAGCCG